TCTGGTGGTGTCGATCTCGTTCAGCGCCGCCTGCAATTTTGCGTCAATGTTGGGGATCTGAGCGTCTACATCCTGTCTTGCACGCTCTGCCGCCTGTCTGGATGCATCTGCCGCACTTGCGTATCCTGCCGCCTGGTTTTTACTAGCAAGCGCACTCTGTGCGGAATCCTGTGTGTCTTTATGGAGCTGAGCAACATCCGCCTGCATAGCCTCGATCTCACTCTGGGAGAGTTTCACGGCCGCTCTGGACACTTCCACCTGTTTTGCTTTTTCGATCACCTCGTCGTGCATGGTGATGTATTCCGGTGTCAGGCCGCCTGGAAGAGTTAATATCTGCCAGTGCTCCGTGTTAATTCCCGGTACTGGCGGTGTGCCGGTGATCTTGGTACCCAGTTCCGCCAGGCACATGTAGGATCCACCATCCATGCTTACCGTGTCGAGGTATTCATAAAACGCTTCCGGATCATACTCGCCCCGTGGGTTCAGGGAGATGTTACCCAGGTCTGTTTCCGTGTAATGGTTTTCTGTTTTCATGATCTTCCTCCTTTAAAAATTAAGTCGGTAAAAAAGTCTGCTTCCTATCCGGATAAACCGTACCTTGTCGATCTCCGGATCGGAGTACATCTTAAGGCGTCCATTAACCACCTTAAAAGCGGCAAAGTATACGTTCCCGGTGTCTCCTTTTAACTGCTCTTCTTTCCCCTGGACGTACCGGTCGATTTCTTCTTTTGCCTCTTCCACCCTCCCGGGAATTTTAGCTGCAGTGTCAGCTGCCTCTCCGGCATAATACTTTGCATTGTCCTGTGCCCGTTCCGGGAGATCTTCCCGGCCATGCGCCCAGCCCTCTGCCTGACGCTCAGATTCCGCGGCTTTATCTGCGGATTTCTGCACAGCCTGGACCGCATCGTGAAAGATATCCGGGTCTTCTCCGCCGCCGGGGACTTCCGGTTTTGGGCGAGATTTGACATGCAGCTTGATCTTGTACTCTGTCTGGCCAGATGTATCATCTGTCAAATAAATAAAAGCAAAGATATCATAGTCAGATGTGGTGCCGTCATTTTCCAGCATGGAATCCGGAATTACTACATCTGTTACGCCATCCTTGGTGACGCCGACACGCATAGGCGCTACACCGCCAGTCTCTTGAAGAGAAAAATGGATTTCCACCATGGACGGAAGGTTCAGACCCTGGATCCGGAGTATCTGGCCGTAATCCCACTGCCACAGGCCGTAAGCATTGGCCATGGAACTGTCTGGATTAAATATTGCTGTGATCATTTTTTCTCACCTCCTGATTATTCTGCAATCTTTTTATTTCTTCTATTTCTTTTTTCATGGCATCTATCTGCTCTTTCTGGCTCTTAATCATGGCAAACATTGCCGGTATCAAAATCCTCTCGCTCCAATCATCCGTCAGTCCTTCTTCATTTTTTACCGCCGCAGTCGGAAGATATGTCTCTACATCTTCCGCAATCAACATCGGCATGGCCTTATTGAAACATGAAGAGTTTCGATTCACATAATCATTTTTATACTTCGCCCAGACTGGCTGTATCTGATACCATTTTTCGATATCCTCTTCTGATACATTGCGTCCGATGGTTTTGTATCGTTTAGACGACGAACTGCGATACACGCTGTTTCCGTTGATAACAAGATTGCTTCCCACTGCTGTTCCCAATCCATAAATATTAAATGGGTTCCCACCGTCTCCAAAATCTCCGCTTTCTGACTGCCCAGCCAGATACAGATCCAGTCCATACATGATCTGGAAATTACCTGATTCCAATCTTGCAATGCCATCTTTATCTCTGATCTTTACATGGCCGTCTGTGCTCTCAAGGAATCGTCCATTAAATTTCCATCCCGGAAATTGTACATTTCCATCTGCCACATTTAATCCATTATTAAACTTTGGCTTGCTGGAAAAAGTAGCGTCACCACTTACCAGCATTTTTGTTATGTTATTTAAAACCGCACTTGCTATCGTTGCTTTTGTTGCATCAAGGTTTTTAAATAATCCATCCATTCCATCCTGACTGGAACTAAAAGTAATGACCGGCTCTTCTTCATATCCTGCTTGGGTACCATCTGTAAAAATAGCCTCTTGCACATACCGAACCCCATTTTTGCTAATCACAACGCCTTTATAGGAATAACTTGAACCATTTGGAAAATAATCATAAAAAAACGTAAGTCCATTGTTATCAAGACGGCCGATCAAGTTACCGCGATTATCATATATATCCTGTCGGCCATTTCCATTATTTATCCCACCGAGCTTTAAAATTCCCGAAAGTATGTATGAAGCGCTGATGTATAATTCCCCATCTTTCATGTAGATGCCCTTCAGCCTGCCGTTATCGGTGAGGATATTAAAAATCTCTTCCTGAGTCAGATTATCAACATCCCGCACAACCGCAACGCTCTGGACATCCAATGGTGTACTTGTTCCGCCCGAAGCATAAAGCGTGCACCGGATGCTTTTTACATCGGTAGAGGTAGGTGTATGGGTGTGACTGCTCTCATCGTAATAAGAGGTGTATTCTGTGTAATAAGAGGTTCCATTTGTAGATTCTTCTATTTTAAACCTGCCGGAATATGGAGTTCTTGATGCAGTGGTGCCATCCCGGTAAAACGATGAAAATGTAACAGATCGGGGCGTGTACGCATTATTCGCACCCTGCTTTATAACCAGAGTGTCTGACTGCAGGATGTATGTGCGGCCATCTTCCCCCTTGATCCGGCTCCAAGAATATCTGGATGGGTCTGTACTGTCCGTTTGAATGTAATCTACATATTGACCAATATACAGCTTATTGGTGCTGTCTGTTGTAGAAAAGCCCGTCCGGCCATCTGCACTGTTCGCGTAAGCAAAGTGCACATACGAGGTCTTTCCGTCTTCTCCTGGAATTCCAATACCATCCTCTCCATCCTTGCCATTGTCTCCCATAAACTGTGTCCATGTGTACCGGGATGGACTGGTGCTGTCAAGCTCCGTAAAATCCACATATATACCAATATATTTAGCAGGACTCTCTTTTATCTGATAATTGTACTGCGGATCCGGAACATCCGAAAACTTTATATGGACATAAGATGTCCTTCCGTCGGTTCCCGGCGCTCCAGGAAGCCCTTTATCTCCATATACTCCGATAATATACGGATCTATCGTTTGCGTTGTTTTGTCCGTGTACGTAATAATCTCATAATTCCACAGGTATTTTTTCTGTTCAGTCATATTCTGCACAGATGTGGTCCATCCATAAGTAGAGGTAGTCACTCCACTTGCCTGTGAGGTTGCCAAATAATATTTGGTAATATCGGAAATGCCTTTTCCATCCTCTCCATCTTGTCCGGTTGCACCGTAAACTCCAATCACATGCTTTGGGGTATCCTCGGTACGTCCGTCCGAATAGATAAATGTCTCATAATTCCATAAATATCTGTTATGCTCCGTCATTTGTGGAGGAGTTTTGTACCATTGACTGGGCGCTACTGTGCTACTTGAGGATACCGCATAGTACTCCGTGATACTCTCCACGCTGTCTCCGTTTGTTCCTGGCTCCCCGGCTTTAGCTTTGGATACCGAAAACACTTTAGACACCGTGATACCGGCATAGGTTGCCGTGATCGTCACGGATCCGTTGTCTTCGGACATGTCCCTTACCGTGTATCGTTTCCTGGTCAGATCCCAGCTTCCATCTACGCCAGCGGACGGATTGACTGTATACTGCGCTTTGTCACTGTCGGTGATATCCGTGGTACCAATAAGCAGCATGACCTCTGTATAGCACTCGCTGTAATCTCCGCCTGTACCGTCTGCCTCAGTGGCCACGGAACACATATCATTGGAGAGCTGCATGGTCAACAACCGGATCTGGGCTGTGGCATTGTCAATCTTGCCATTGATATAATCCTCTACCGTTTGATCATCTACCTTAAACGCATCTGCAGATAACCGGAATTCCCCAGTATCCAGATTCCAGTAGTTTCGGCCGGTTTTATCCGAAAGAAGCCCTGTAATAATCGCATCCGCAACAATGCCTTGTGCTGTAACTGCTGTCGTCCAGTCCCAATCTCTACCGTCTGCTGTCCTTCTGGTCGCAAGCTGCAGTCCCTGGGTTCCCCAGGTCATGCATCCATAAAGAGGGCTGTCCGGATCCAGATCCTCAACAGTAAACGCCCTGCCTTTTACTTTCTGAGCCACGGTAGACTGCAGTTTCAGCTGTGTGTAGATACCGTTCAGGATACCCTGTACCTTTTCTGCCATGATGGTTCCATCAGGGTTGATAATGGATTCAACCTTGCCCGTACTGGATGTTACTCTGTCAAAATAATCGTTTTTAAAATCCCCCAGCTCAACGGATGTCACTCTTTTCTGGATACAATCGTATTCCAAAGCTATTACTCTGGCGTCTGTCACGATTCCAAGCTTACTGTGCTTACAGTGGGTCGTATCCCCCAGAGAGACGGATTCCAACACCTTGTAGTCCTTATACTGGTCGGTGTCCTGCAGAAGAATCATGTCGGCAGATATGGAAACCTTTGGCTTATCAATGCCTGCAGCAAACTGGTCTCTGCATTTTTGGATAAGAGCATTGTCCAACTCTGCTTGCGTGTCGCAGACAATAACTCCATTTTTCTCATCATCTTCCTGGGCATCTTCTCGCATTTTGACATCTTCAAACTGCAGCTCCGAACACATCGCGACTGGATACGCATCTATATTCGGGCTGTCCACATATCCGGAACCAGAAAGCACATGTCCGTTAAAAGCTTTGGGGTAAATCCTGGTCACAACACCAGACATATCTATGGTTTCTTTTATTCCGTCAGATGGAATATTTTTTCCGTACCGGAGTTCTGTTCCATAATCTCCGCCAACACGCTCATTAATGATTACCTTATAGTTATCATACAGGATTTCTCCGCCCCATCGGTTCGTAAAAGACTGGTCCAGATCTCCGTTGATGGCTTCCATGAGATTTTTACGGATATAGTACGCTGTAGTCGCCCTGGTAATGTTGGATTCTCCAGAATATTTTGTGCCGGCGCAAATAATATCAAGAGCCTGCTGCCCGTTCTTTCCGGTTGGACGGACATCAGTCAGGAAACAGTCTCTTCCTGCATCAAAAAAAATCGGATAGGCTTGTACGCTTATGCCACCGTCCGATTTCTCTCGATTATATATTCTAAAAAGCTGATCTCCATTAAAAGATGAGACTTTCAATACCGCATTTTCCGTTAAGTGCTTCCATCTTTCTTTTTTGTCAATTGGATGGTGTAGATTCAACACCCATGGTCCATTCAACTCGGCCGACAGCAATGCTTCGTCAGGGATAAGCACTACATTCCCATTTCTGGAGAAATTTGTATTTTTTTCTGAATAGGCCTGAATCATCACAAACACCTCCAGTTAGGAATTATTTTTAATGTAAATGCCGGAGTAACAGAAATGGTATTCGACCCCGGAATCAGATATAGATCATCGTAGTTTCCTGTTATTGCAGTATTTTGCAATGTCCCATCTGTTCGATAAGCCATCATCAGTTCTGTATCAATCGTAAGATTCTGGCCGACATTGGCAGTCACTTTCTTTCCGTTTACCATCAATGTACAAGCCCCTTCTCCGGTAATCTTATAAACAGGCTTGCACAGGAGATATAGATTGTTTTTTGCCGCAGTATATTCTATTTCTCTTTTCCCGCTCACCAAATACCTAAGCCCGCTCTCAAGCAATGCTTTTGCCGTAAAAATTCCAACTCTTGCTGTTTTTCTTTCGATCTTACTTATATCTATGGACAAAACTCTGTAAAAAAAATCAGAATCGTCAGAAAATGTAAGGCAACCTCCTTCGAACGCAAGCCATTCTTTTGCTTGAGTTGCTTTTAAATTCCATTCGTATTCATCCTTTGCGACAAAGTTGAATTTCATTTCAATTTCGGACTGCTCATAATTTTCTTCTGTTCTTGTGAGAATTCCATCTCTTCCAGGGATTTCGTATTCCTCTTTTCTCTTTTTGGCCACCGGGATAGAAGGGCGATCAATCAAATAAATCCCCAATGACGATCCTGTTTTCCCATTATATTCAATATCTTGCATAGCCTCTTACATCCCTTTCGCCAGTTCGTAATTCGTTGCTCGGTTGCCTATTTTTTTTAATACCATATCCGTTAAAATCTGTGCAAGTTTTCTGTCTCCAAGATAAATATTGTTCTCAGCGACAAGATTCAGCTCTGCGAACGCCTCTTTAAGCGCCTTAACAAGCAATCCATTGTTTTTTATGTTTTCCTCTCGGATATAATCTTTTAACAAATGGATCGGAAGCACAGCTTCTTTCCCAGCTTCTCCTCCACCGAGCAGAGTATTTCCATTCCGGCCAAATATGGTAGGCTGATTTAAAATTCCGCCTTTGGAGTACCAATCCACACTAAAATGCGGGATTGACGGAGGATTTAGGCTAAAGTGTCCACTTATACTAAAATGAGGGAGCTTAATCCTCGGAAGGGACCAGTCAAAATTAAAGAATCCCCTGATCTTATTAATCGCATTCGATACAATTTTTTTTGCACTCTCAAATATGCTGCTGAATTTAGACTTAATGGAATTAAGTACGCTGCTAATTACATTTTTTGCCGCATTCATCCCGTTTTTAATATTCGATTTAATACCATTAAGGCAATTCGTCACTGTGGTTTTTATATTATTCCAAATTTTCGAAAACGTATTTTTTATTGCATTCAAAACATTTGTGACTGTGTTCTTTACAACATTAATCGCATTCGTAATTACGGTCTTGATTCCGTTCCATATATTTGCAGCAGTATCTTTAATTTTATTAAAAATCTCTTTTGTTTTTTTCCATAGGTTTTCACAAAATTTTACAACCGCATCAACAACCACAGAAGTAATTTCTTTGATATTTTCCCATAAACCTTTCCAGAAATTTCGGAAGGCTTCAGATTTGTTCCATAAAGTTACAAAAGCCCCAACCAGTAATCCAATGATAGTTATAACTGCACCAATCGGATTTGCTGATAAAATTCCCCATAGCGCTTTTGCGCCAACTCCAATTGTGGTCATTATTCCCGGAATTTTGCTCGCTACGCCTGTCGCCAAACTTGTAAAATGTATAATCTTGGATATTCCTCCGCACACATTTCCAAAAGCAATCAAAAGAGGACCAACGGCCGCCGCAATTGCCGCGACCTTTACGATTGTTTCTTTCTGGCTGTCGCTCAACCCAGAAAAAGCCTGCATTACTTCTCGTATTTTACCCACTATACCGCTGATGACCGGAAGTAATATGTCACCAATCTCAATTCCAGCGTTCTTGATATCATTTATAGCTTTTTTCATCTGTGAGCCAGACGTTTCATCCATTTTGGCAAATGCTTCGTCCAGTGCAGTTGTGTTGGTCTGCATTTCTTCCATTGCTTCCCCGTACATCTGCATTCCCTGCTCAGATGTCAGCATCAACACAGAGTTCAATCCTTCAACCGAACCAAACATCGTGGCAAATCCACCAATAGTAGAATCATTCGCTTGGGCAAGTAATTCCATCTCTTTCGAAGATGCTTTTACCTGTTTTTTAAGGGCTTTATATTCATCTGTGTTTTTTTTCCCCGCATTTTCCATATCAGCGAGTTTTTTAGTCCCTTCTTCTACAGACGTCAAAAGTTTTGCGTATTCTGGAGACGTGTTCTTTAAGCCTTCTCGCACATCTTCGAGAAAACCAATCCATCCTTTACTCTGCAGTGCAGATACAGAAAAATCAATTCCAAGTGCTTCCGCAGCCTCAGCTGCTTCGTTGGACGGTTTTATGATGTTGCTCATTGCCGCTTTCAAAGCTGTAATGGATTCACTGGTTCCAAGCCCCTGCGCCGTAGTGGCAGCTAAGGACGAGAACAGCTCTTCCGTTGTAATCCCTAGGCTAGCTGCAATCGGAGTAACCTGTCCGATAGAACTGGCAAGTTCCCCAAAAGTAGTTTTGCCAAGATTCTGTGTAATCAGCATCTGGTTTGCTATGGATTCAACGTTACTGGCTTCCATACCATAAGAATTCAAAACAGAAGTCAATCCATCCACCGCTGTAGCATTGTCTGTAAAGCCACCGACCGCTGCTTTTACTGCGGTGTCAAGAAACTCTACTGCATCCCCGGTTTCTACAGATGCGGACATAGCCTGGTACATAGCCTCACTAAGATCGTCAGCTGACTGTCCGGTCTTACTGGAGAGATCTATGATTTCATCTTTTAAATCCTCGATCGGAACTTGTGTCGTGTCTGCAATGGTAGAAACCTTTGCCATCGAATCCTCGAAATCCATGGCGAGTTTTCCTGCTGCCGCACCGGCTCCAATTATGGGCGCTGTGACCCCGGCCGACATTTTCTTGCCAGCATCCGTTACTTTCTTCCCAGCTTCTCCTACTTTTTTAGAATATTCTTCGATGCGCTCCGTACCGAATTTCAATTCCTGGTTTACTTCTTCGAGACCTTTTTTATAATTGTTCAAAGAGGTTTTCGCCTGATTTAATTCCGCTCTTTTTTCACTAATTGCACGCTCATTTCTATTCTCTGCGCCTTCTAATGTGTCTATCTGTTCCTCAAGATTTTTCACCTGCGAGCTATAATTATCTATTTGTTTTATCAAATACGCTTGCTCATTTTTATATTTTGTAACAGATTTAGTATTATCATCATATTTAGATTTTAAAGTTTCGAACGCACTTTGGTTTTCTTTCGATTTAGCTGTTAAATCTTTCATGGTATCAGCCAAATTCCCAAGCCGTTCCTCGGCTGCAGCTGTTCCGGATTCAAGTTCATGTGTAACTGTTCCAAGGTCTTTTTCGTATTTTCCTAATTGAATCTGAGCTTGCGTTAATTGATTATGCTTTTTGCGAATAGCTTGTTCGTTTCTGTTTTCCGCTTCCTTTAATGCGTTAAGCTCCTCTTCCAATACGCTCACTTTGTTCTTGTAAGCATCCGTCTGACTTGCCAAAAACTTCTGCCTATCTGTTAATTTTTGTATAGATGTCGTACTTTCATCCCAAGCACTTTTGGCTAAATTGAAAGCATTTTTATTTTCCATCACTACGGTGTTTATTTCCTGTAATGACTTCTTAAAATTAACTGTACCATCCGCTTTAAAGACCAATCCAACTCGTTTTAATTCGTCTGCCAAAAGCTACTCACCTCCTGTTCTTTTCGTTCTCTGAAAATTCGATAACATTCGCCGAAAAAAATTGGGGACGTGTGAAAAAACTCTTCTTCACTCATCCCCATTTCTCTTGCACAAACCATATAGAGCGGCCAGTCGATCTCTAATGGTTCATCACATTCTTCATATTCGCTTTCGCACTCTCTTTTTTTTTGTGTTTCTCAAGCTCAGTTTCAAAAATCCTTACAATATTTTCGATTTCCTCTGTATCCGGCGGAACTAAAGACATCGCTTCATCCTCGGTCACTTTTTTTCCGTTAGAACGCAGGACTGCATAGATAATCTTGGCAGCCATCTTCATGGATTCCATGTCAGTCGGAATTTCGCCTCTTTTTTCTTTTTCTTCCAGACGTTCCGCTAACTTGGAACCTCCACTCTGTTCCAGATAATAAAGCGTTCCAAAATTAAATTTCGCTTCAATTCTGGTTCCGTCCAAAAGATTAATAAAATTTTCCATCAAACTCGCCCTTTCTTTGGTGAATGGTTCACGCTTTCATCATTGATGAATTCATGGTAGTTAAATCTGCATCTTTCAGAAGTGGTTTCGTAAAGAACTTGTCTTCCGTCAGTCCAGCCGGGGATTTTTTAGAAGATGTGTCCACGCAGAAACACTTTCCACCGTCCGCCTCAAACGTATAAGCATTAATAGTAATGGTGTCATTCTGCTCAGAAGACTTATCTTCCCTTGTCTGAGCCTCGTCCGTATTCTCAGCCAGCTTGCATTTCGGATACCATTCGTACCGTACTTTTCCGCCTTTTAATTTAACCACTTTTCCATAAGCGAAAAACGGTCTCGCCCCATTTCCGCCTTTAATAATAGATCCGTTGGTTCCAACCTTATCCCCACGCATCTTAGCAAGGGTATCAGGATCAAAGGCTACAACTTCTACCTCAATATTGGTTGCACCGGAAGTATTGTCTGTGTCATATACTTCGCCTGAAGCATAAACATCGGCACTCTCAGAATTTTCTGTTACCTTCACGGATTTTACTGTGGCTGTTTTTTCAACCTCTGCATCAAAGGTTTCTGTCCACTCGCCATTCTCGCCCATTGTATTAAAGCAGATGTACTGTGCACCAACCGTTTCTTTTCTTGGCGGTCTTTTTGTCGTAATTGCCATTCTAATTCCTCCCTAATCAAACAATGTTTTCTTCATTTTTCCATAGTATTTTTCTTTATTTCTTTCAAATGTCGGTCTCATGTGAGGTTTGGATCTCATTTTTGTTGTCCCGCGTTCAACGAACGGTCCGTAATATTTCCCCCAACCGACCTCTACTTCTTCGCCTCTGCGCTTTGTTGTTACAGAGTCCAGCATGTGTGTATATCCGCCACCTGGGCGCCTTGGCCTCGGGAGTGCTCTAACATCCCTGGCAAGTTCCTCTGCGCCAATTTCCAATACCTTCATTACATTTTCTTTTTCGGTTTTTCCGATATATTTTTCAAGCAGATCCGAAAAATCATCAAAACCAGTAAATTCATCCGCCATATCAGATATCCTCTGCCACTTCGATCGCAAAATATGTATGCCAGGTTTTTGAAAATACCGGATCGTTTTCCACGTATTCATGATTAAACACCGGCCTAATTCCGTGTTCTCTCAGTTTTTCACGGAGTTCTTTATACTTCGGGTGCTGCGGCTCTTTCGAAAACATTGAAATTTGATATGTCGCAATATTTTCATAGCCCTCGTCTGATGCGTTCAGATCTTGTTCGGTATACGGCCAGTACACAACAAGAGGATAATTTCCAACATTTCTGTCGGCCACTTTTCCCTCATTTACTGGAATATTTAATTCGTGTAGGATCGAACTTAATTCTTCTTTTCTCATTTTGTTTCCAACTCTCTTTCTGGACGGATCAATGTTAATTCGGTTTCCGGGAATCCGTTCTTATCCCGAACATGAGTTGCGTTGTATACCAGATGCTGTTTTCCATCAATCAAACACACGCACCTACTATCAATTCCTTTGTATTGTGGAATCCGAATCTTCATTGTAATTTCTTTCTGGCTCTGCTCAAATTCGTATCTGAGGCGATCAAAGACGGAAATTTCCCTGTACCAAATAGGCCCCATGCCTTGCTTTACCAAAATTTCTTTTGGAAAATCCTGTGATGTATCCTCGCAGATACTGTATAACTGCAGGCATCCGTCCGTATACTCTGGTAATTCAATCATTTTTTCTTCGCCCCCATCTGCCAGGACAAAATCAATCCTGCATAATTTTCCTCCCACTCATTCACTTTGTGGTGGTACGCATAATATGCGTAATTTTTTAGGAGCATTATGTATGTCTTGTCCTGTTTGTCTGCTACTGGATTCAGGAAAAGCAATCTTGCCTCTCCTTCTTCCAGATACCTTACTATTCCCTCATCAGGAAAGTACGGGGGGATTTGAAATTCCTCCCGCACCTGATCTGCTAACTGCAGTAACATAATTTATACCCCCAATCCTCGGAGATTATCACGCCCCTACACCAGTAACCTGTGTCACAGGAAGCGCATATTCTTCCAGTTTGGTAATGTCAAATACAACTGCGCAATTGTCATCAACTGCTGCGCCGTTTGCATAACATTTTCCAATAACCAGGTCTGCGTCTTCCATTGCTTTTGTCTGGTCATACTCTGTAAATTTCACTCCGGTCGCGCCCATTGTATAAACACCCTTGAGAGTAAAAATTCCTTTTCCCTGAGGGCAGTTTGGTGTAACATGTTTGTTAATTGGCATAAAAGAGGTATTTCTGTATCCTCCTACCAGCGCCTCACCAAACATGGCTGGATCCACATACTCTGCCTCATCAAGGGGATTGCAAATCAGTTCTAACGCAGGAACAACACGCTTTCCATCGTTGGATAAAGTTTTTCTTACGCCAGCAAGGCCTTTTGGTGAAAATTTCTTGATTGTATTAAGCACATCTTTCGCTGCAGCTGTTCCGTTAGTTTTAAAAGCTTCCAGTTTATTCATAATTCCAACCGGGCCAGTTTTTCCATTTCCGTTCAGATATCCTTTTTCGAGACCATTTCTCATTGCTTCGGCCAGAATCGCTGTGAAATACTTGTCCACAAACGGAAGTGCCAGATCTCTAATTGCTTTCGGGATAACCATAAATACAGAAAGCTTGTGCTGTTCAAAATTAATAGCTTTAATGGTTGTGGAAAGCTCTCCTGTGATACCAGCTGTTAAGTCTCCCCACACTGCCTCTCCTGTATGTGTTCCGATCAACCATTTTTTTACATCAGCCGGTGCAAAATCCACAAGAGAAAGAAGATCACTTGCTTTCTTTACATCTTCCAGAGTTTTATCAACCACTGTTGTCGGAATGATATCAACCTGGGATGCTGTGATTGCCTGCTTAATATCACGGAATTTCTCGTAGAATTCTGTCTCTTCTTTTGAGAGTATTCTAAGATTCAGCGATTTTCTGTAATCCTCATCCGCTGCCGCTCTTGCGTTCTGCTCTGTAAGTTCAGCGATCAGCTTTTCGTACTTCTTAGAAGCAATCATATCTGCCGCCTGCGCAATTGCTTCAGATTTGTTTTCTGCGCCTTCCAGTAAATCAACAACTTTCTGCTGCAGTTCCTTATCAATTTCGTTAAATTTCATATTTATTTACCTCCATAAAAAAAAGAATCCCATGCGGATTCCTTAATCGGTTCTTTGTGTTTCTGTGGTTCTTCCGCTTTCATTTTTTTGACAATCAAGTCAGCTAACTGCTCGATGTCAATCTCTTTGGTCGCTTCTTTTTCAGTCGCTTTTGACTCTGCCATTAGCTTGTTCCGAATAATTGCAAACGCAGACTGGTTAACGCCATTGTCGTTTTCTCCAGTCTTTACAATTGTTGCGAACCTCATATCCAAGCATTCTTGCGCAGTCAGCCATGTCTCATCATTAAGAAACTGCTTGAGTTTTTCTTCGGAAATATTCACCTTGCTCATGTACGCATTAATTGACGCCTGCGCAATCTTATCCAGGTCTTCCGCCTGCTTCCGAAACTCTTCTGCATTTCCACAAGCTCGTGTCCAAGGATTATGAATCATCAAAAGAGATGCTTCATTTACGATCCGGATATCGCCCGCCATAAAAATTACAGATGCGGCAGAACAAGCAAATCCGTCGCAAATTGTCACAATCTGCGCTTTATGATTTTTAAGCGTGTTGTAAATCGCAAGGCCTTCAGACACATCTCCGCCATAGGAATTAATATGGACATTAATCGTATTTGCTTCGACTTCTCGAAGTTCCTTCACGATCCCATAAGCATCTCTATCTTTTTCATCCCGTGGCCATGCAGTAATATCGCCAAAAATATATAAATCGGCGTTATTATTCACTGTTTCTAAAGAATAATATTTCTGCACTTCCTTTTCCTCCTTTCCTCAAGATTTACTATTTAACGCATAGTTGCGAGTTAAGTGTTCTCACTTCCCAAATCATTCGTGTAATTTTTTGTAATTACACGTTCCTGGCTAAATGGGGTGTTTAAAGGCTCCCAGCCAATTGCCTGGCGGATCTCATCAAGGCTAAATCCTATTGACCTAAGCTTATCAAGGTAGTTTGCTGACTCCACGAGATCCCTATGCTTAAATCCGCTCAGATCAATCCAAATGTATTCCCCGCTCAAAAACGATTCTTTTCCAACCAGAGTGGCGTTCATTGCATCATTGAGGATCTCTGCCACCCATCCAACTGCGTAGGTAATAAATTCATTGGTGCTGTCAGCTTTCTCTGTAATTTCTCCCGTAAATACGGTTTTAGGAATGTCGAATGCGAACGCACATTCCTCAAATATCTCTTTGGAGATTTTCACAACATCCTCAGATGTCACAGCCGTGTCAATTTTTAATTGACTGATCTCTAAACCATTGCTTGCCTGAAGAATCTCTATATTTTCTGATTCCAAAAGATTTTTGATATTCTTCTTAAACTCATCAACCGTCAACGTTTGCTCTGTGCCGTCCGCCCGGAGAGTTCTGATCACTGGCATTGCTCCTGCGATTTTCAGTATAAATTTCGGAGTCTTGCTGATCTTTATGGCTGCCTCCATAGCACTTACAACATCGTCGTGCATTTTCATGACTGTTTCCATGTATGCACGGATTTTTTTGTTTTTGGCTTTTAAATGGATTACTTCGTCTGAGGTATAAGTATTATTCAGCTGCAAGGATTCTCCATTTGCCGTAATCGTAATATTGCTATAGATTTGGTTGAGCATGACAGAATTGTTTACCTGGAAACTGTCCGCAATATAAAATTTCTTCCCGCTGATACAGATTAAACATTCTGAATTTTTGAGAAGTCTTTGAATTACCTCTATCCAGAATTCCGTAGCTGTTTCATTCGGGTTTGGCTTTACATTTAAAGACCAGTAAAGTTCATTTCTCAGCCTTTCGTTCTTTCCCTGTACGATAAACTCACTTTTTGCAATCGCATGAGCAACCATGCCAATGGCTTTTTCAACAGCCATCTTGGTTATCTTCATCTTCTTTACTTCGACAGAGATTAAATCCGATAATGACTGCAATTCCCCTTTTTTGTTCTGAAATAAAAAATCAAACATACATTATCACCTCCTCCAATAAGTCTTTTGAATACATGGCTACCAAAAATGCCATGAATCCGTCATTCTTTCGTAGTTTTGGTTCTATTTTTTGATACTGCTTGTTTCCGAATTTATCTGTCACGACCTGTGTGTTGTTTGTGTACCATCTCATAATTGCGGATGGTCCGTAATTTATCTTTCCTTCTGCAAACAACTTCTCGATTTCCGGGGCTATGATTCCACACGCAGAAGCGATCTTTCGAATCAATCTTAATTTTCCATAAGGATTCTGTCGGGTTTCTTCGTCGATCCCGTAAGTATCAAATATTTGTTTGAACAAAACGTACCGATATGTATCCATTGTTATTTTTTGTATACTGTATTCTCGCATTCTATCTATACACCATTTCACAATTGCATCTGGAGGAATTACCGGTCCGTCTACAATCTCATAATCACAAAACTCTGGCTGCCCATAATTCTGTTCAATGGGGAATTTAATTGATTTTAAAAATGGAGATCTTGAACAAATCCATGTGTGCTGTCTCCAAATATACTCATCATTCACTTTTACCAAGATTCCAGCACTTGCGAAGTCTCGGACATCTGCATAGTCTATTCCAATTATCGCAGTTCTTCCGATTGTATCAGGCGCAAGTCTTGGGCTTTTCTTTTTAATGTCAGAATAGGAACATCGAAGAACATTGTCCCAACTGGTAACCGTCTGTTCTTCATTCCGCGCAGGCCAATTCATTCGCTTAGTCATAAACTCTGCACGCTTACTCGGAAGCTGCTGCATTTCCAAGTAATCTTGTAAGATCTGATGTGCTAAAATCGGCATGTACTCCATGGAAGGGTTTGCCTTGTGCCAGGATTCTTGATTATCAGCTTCTCCCTCTTTGTCCAATTTGCAAATAAACGGGAAATAGCCAAGAGGATTCTCCCCTGTTTCCAGAATTTTCTGCATCATATCAAGGAGCTCGTCCAATGGTCCTTCTCTTACATATCCATTTGTAGTAATGATAAATTCCCTTGGATGTCTTACTTTTCCAAAAGCAGATTCAAACACATTAATCTGATCGTAATTTTCGTAAGCGTGGATTTCATTAAAAATCAAGCAGCCTGGTCTTTTACCGTCCTTCGTGGATGCATTGGAAGTATTGTATTTCAATTCTGATTTGGTGGCCGTGTTGGTGATCAACTCCCTTGTCACACGGAATTTACCTTTCATTTCAGGTATATCCATTGCATCAAAAGCTACTTTAAATGTATCTTTAACCTGCTGCTCAGAATTCGCTACAATTTCCACATGGTAGTTTTTGATTCCATGCAAAGGTGTCTGAAAGAAATTTGCAAGCGGGACAATAAAACCATCCTTTCCGTTTCCACGTCCCATCATTACGAAAAACTTTGGAAACAGCGGAAAATCATCCACGAACATAAAGGCAAAAGCATAAATGAATTTCTGGTATGGAAACAACGGATAATAATGCTTTTCACAATATTTCAAGCAGTTTCTGTACATTTTCTCATCAAAAAAAACATCGTTCCGCTTTAATGTCGGTTTAACGATGTTTTTAATCAGAAGCTTACGCTCTTTATTTATCCATTTAGGGTGGGATTTTGCATATTCCAGATAATCATCTATTTCTTTGCAGCATATCATAGATAATCATCTTCTGCGGAGGACTCGCTCAAAGGCTCCTTTAGATTCAAATCATTTAAAATTTTAAGCATGGCAGTAGTGATTTTCGGCAGGTTTGTTACAGATTCATTCGGTTTTTCTACCTCAATCCCATTTCCATTCACAGTTTTGTAGCGAAGCCCTTTTTTATTAATATCTGTAATCAGTTTATTTTTTAAGCTCCAATATTTTACGTAATCATTCACTAAATCACCGTAGAATTCCGATGTTTTATTTTGCAATCGTAGTTGCTCTAGTAATGATTCTCTAACCTGTTTCTGTGTCACTTTACCACCCCCCTATTCCTCTTAAATATGCTACCCCTCTCACGCGCGCGAGAAAATTTCTCCAGAGTCGCCGCCACATGCCCGTTCTCCATCCCAAAAGAGTTTACTGAGAATTTACCCGGGGGTATCTCTGGATCACCATTTTTCCTCGCTTATAAGTTTCTTCTTTCTAACAAATCTCTTAGGATTCCTTCCATGCCTGATATTGTGGCATTGCGTACATAAACTGATCAGGTTCTCATCTGTCAATGATAACTCCGGATGTTCCCGAAGTTCCTTGATGTGATGAACCTCTACGGCTTTCCTGATTTTTTTATCTTCTCCAGACAAAGATATTTTTTCTTCCACAGCTTTTTTCAATCTGTCTTTGCAGTCCTGACATTCATGATAATCTCGTTCAAGTATTTCGATTCTTTTATGTTTCCACGCTGCCGAATTATAAAAGCTTTTTACTTCTTTTTCTGTCATGCTATGTCTTCACAAACCTTCTCGCCATTGCTATTCCTTTGATGTTGCAGCGCTGGAATCGAACCATCCATGCCACGACTTGCACCGTGCGCTTGATCCTTTCTAAGCTATATCTGCATCTATTAACATGTTAATACTGGTTTCTGCATTCGCATGTCCTTTTCCGGTTTGGACAACGGCACGCGCAGGAATTGAACCCGCTCAACGCCCTTCGCGCCGTTTATTTCCTATACAGTCCTGTCAGCCCCATACACGACATCCGATTGATGCCGTCAGAAAGGAGGTATTTACGGCTAAAATGAGTAAAGAAACCAATGAGTAAATACTGCTGGGGCTGTACACGCTGTACGATAATAGTCTTTTTTTGCACGAAAAAACGCCCCGAAGAGCGCTTTTTTTATATTTTGATTGCTATGAATGTTGCAAAATATCATTTCGAGTTAATCCTGTATTGATTATTATATCTTCTGACACGCAATACACTCGATCATTAAACAAAATAAATTTATACCCTTCTTGCAATGCTAAATCTGCCATTTTACGAATCGTTCCAGCGTATTCATTTTGTGTCGCATTGAATATATATCTTTCATCCATATTTTCATCTTGCCTTTTTAAGTAAAAAGACACCTGGCTGTTGCCAGATGCCTTTGATCCAGCAGCCAGGCTATGAAACTGACTGCCGTGAGATGGAGGAATTAATGTTTTTGTTCATCAAATTCCTTTTACACTATATCATAAGGTGAGTGTGTCATTCTATGTCATCTTTAAGTTTTTTAATGCTGATGAATGGATTCTATGTGTTTGTTTCCAACTGTATCCTATTTCCACCGCTACTTCTTCCCACTTTAATTCACTTATGTACCTTAGTCTCAACACTTCCTGTTCATCCTCGTCCTCCAGGTTCCGGATGCTCCGCTCTATCTTCTTTCGTATCTTGACCTTTTCCAAACGTTCTTTTTTCAGATCTTCGATCATCTCATCTAAGGTCGCTGCGTATCCAGATAAATCCTCCTGGCTGCTGCCGTGCGGCATCCCGTCCTGGACAATGGAAGGAAACATTTTATCCAGGCGGAGACACTGGATCTCGTCAAGAATACGCTGTTCTCTTCTTAATGCTTTCCCATACGATTTCAGATATTCTTTTTTCTTTTCATTTTCTGTCAGTTCTTTTTCGTCCATTGTCTCCTCCTGAATTTTTATTTTATTCTGTCACAACTGCATCAGCGCCTTGTACTGTTACCCATCCGTGTTTTAAACGCGCTTCTGCTTCTTTCATCTGGATCAGTTCCGGAGTAAGACTCTCGGATACCAGTCTGTTTGATTCTGCCTGACCTTTTGCTTTTTCAATCGCAACTGCTGCCGCGGATTCCGCCTTTACTTTATCTGTCTCTGCCTGTGCAATCGCTGTCTGCTTGTCCAATTCCGCTTTCTCAGCATCCTGTTTCGCCTGCTCTTTCGCCTGCACCTTTTCTTTCAGGGCATCATCCAGCTGCACATCAATAATCAATGCAGATGCCACGTTGATTCCATACTCCGATTGCAGTTTACTGTTTAAGTATTCTGTAATCGCCTGGCTCACTTCCGAACGCTTGGTGCTGTAGATATCCATAACCGAAAACTGAGGTGTTACTTCTTTGGTGTATGCAACGATAGAGTTCTGTACCATGTTCTCTACAATCTGCTCTCCGTCCATTCCATTGAATTTCTCGTACAGACTGGTAACCTTGTCCGGAAGAAAATTGTAGTTTACTGTCATATTCAGTGACACCATTCCACCATTGGCCGGAGCATCTACATGCCAGTCTGCATGTTCTTTTTCGTTGTAATCACTTGGATTGTTACTCAACACAAGCTGTTGCTGTGACACTGGATAACATTTCATCTTGTCAAAAGGCCCTACAAAATGCATTCCCGGAGAAAGTGTCTCTTCCTGCACTCCGTCTTTCATGGAATAAACCACTCCGACTTCTCCCTGTCCAACTCGGCGCATTGATTTCACCGTAAATACTCCACCAATAATTGCTGCTAAAACAATAAATCCGATCACGATTTTCTTCATTGATCCTGTTCCTCCCTGATTTCTTTGATTATTTTCTTATAGGTTTCTTCTTCGATATCATACTTTCTGTTTTTTCTCCTGATTCCGATGGAAACCAATGAAACAATCCAGTAAATCAGGATCCCTGCTGCCGCTATGATAATGGCAGATGCTAAAAAGATAAGAAATGCTCCCATTCTTTTCTCCTTTTTCTGAATTTTGTTATGTACTGTTTCTGGTGGAGATCTTCCTCTTCTGCAAGCTATCGCTCTCTCCTCCATTCTTTTCCGGTTTTCTTGTCACGCAGACCTGTGATCTCCAGCCCGTGAAGTCCGGCCACGTTATTGATCACGGAATAAATGTTGTATATGTGTGTCGGCATCCTCCCACAAGCTCTTATGGCATCCCCGGCAGTCGGATCCGGATAGCCTTCTGCATTTTTCATGATTTCCGCCTCCTTTGCGTCCTGCGAGGTTCAAATATTCCTTTCTGTTTGCACTCCAGAGGGCTGCATCCTCTTGAATGACCTACTCTTGTGATGTACTCACAGGTAGCATGGTTTACTCCATCACCAGCCCATCTGGAATAATACTCGCATTTCATACACTGCTGCTGTTTTAATCTATTGACTTCCTGTTCTGTCATTTCAGACCATTTTTTTGCCATGCCTTACCTCCTCGTAAAACTCTACTGCTTCCTCGTGGCGTCCACAGGTTACTCTTTTGATCTGGCCATCTTTTATGTAGGTGACGGTGTTGCCGTCCAGGGAAGGAAGAATGATTCTTCTCTGTGTACACGGACGATCCCGATAATGGATAATCCCTAAATGAGACAACTGAGTAAAAATACATTTGTTACAGTCTCCGAAAGCTTTTATTGTCTCACAATAGTCCATTTGAGTATTATGAGCCGATATAATCAACTCCGGAGTGATATCCAGCTTTGGTGGCGTCACTTCGTCAACTTCCTGGCATTTCTGACAGTCGTCTCCTGCTGCCCCGAAGCAGCCGTTACAGTCTTTGTTCATATCATTCACCCCACTCTAATCTCTGTCCGCAATCCGGATTTGGACATCTTTCCAAGAATGTTGGGTGTTTATAGAATCCATCTCCAACACTCTCAGATAATTCATATCCACAACATGGACATACAGACGGCGACCACTCTTTTATTTCCACTTTTCTCGGCAGCTGCTTTTCCAGTGCTTCGATTGCGGTCCTCATCATATCGTCCATTTTGGTGTGGTCGCATTTCTGGTAATTAACGCACTCTTCACACATTGTTTCACCAATGCTTGCTTTCATACAGTATATCGCTTCTCTGACTTTCTTTTCGTCCATCATTCTCTCATTTCCTTTCCGACAGGTATTCCGGGAAATCAAAGATACTCATTTGCTGCCCGCTTCTGTCGCATGGCTTTGTTTCGTATTCTCTTAAAACTCTTTTTATTGCACTTATAAACGGTTTCATACTTATCCCTTGTAATTCGCAAACCATTTTGTCAAAATCCAGTTCTTTTTTTAATCTGCGTAGAAAATTTCTACGCGCTTCGTTTTCTAATATACATGGGTCTATTTCCTCTTTTTCATTTTCTTCCAGTAGATAAATTGACGGTGTCAAGGTAAAGTTATTCTCTTTTATCGCTTCACAAGAAACTACTTCCACCCGTTCCCCATCTTCAAACAAGACGTCTGTTGTTATTTTATTTTTTCTCAACACGACTATGCATGTGGCAATCGAAGTGTCTTCAAACGTATTCCCCGGAATATTCACCACCCTGTCTATGTAATTGTTCTCTACAAACCATTTTCTGATTTTTCCTTCTCTTTGCCCTCTGTATAAAATGCCCGGAAATTCCAAAACAACAGCAACACCGTTATCTGACATGTGATGTAAAATGTGAAGCATAAATGCCCAGTCAGCCTTTGACGGTGGAGGTAGCGCAGGGGAGCAAGAAAAACGACCATCGTTCTTTAGTTCCTCTGGATCCCACTTTACAGAAAACGGAGGGTTTGCGACAATGCAGTCAAATTTCATATCCTTGAATTTATCATCTTTGAGTGTATCGCCTGCTGCACCTGTAAAATTCGGGATGTCTATCAATGCCAGTTGTTCTTCATCTAACTCCTGACCGTATTTTTTCACGTTTGCGTGAAATACTTTTAAAAGGTTTCCCACCCCACACGTTGGGTCGTATACTGTTTCTGGTTCAAAATCTACATATGATTTTATTTTTTCTGCCAATTTTTCTGGTGTATAAAATATTCCATTGTCTTTAAATTCTTTTCGGATGTTTTTTATACTTTTTTGTTTCATGACCCTCCGTGTCCTTTGGTTTTCTTTCCAGTTGCATGGTGGTAGATTTGTTTTCCGCTTCTCAAGCGAACTCTTACCTCTTCCTCATCCGGTATGCAAATAACCGCTCTTGTACTTGTTGACATACGTTCCGCGATCATATTAATAGCTTCCAAAGCTTCAACCTCCGAACTGTATACAATCAGTTTTGTCGCAGCTCCGTTTTTAAAGCCTATAGCTAATGTCCCTGACTCCCGTCCTAGGAATATGTCTTTTAGCATATCTACATTTACCATATACCCTTTTTTCTTGTTGTACAAAAACATCTCATCCCCTCCTATCAAACTTCTCCAGCATCTTTTCCCGCCAGTCCTCTTTATGCTTATTGCAGGTATCGTCCTCCTGGATCAGGATTTCCTTGCGGTCGCAGAGACCATTGTCGTTGTCTATACAGGTTGCACAGGTTTTATTAACCATTCTTGATTCTCCTTTCCAGCTCTTCCCGGACCTCCGGCACATCACAAAGACCGAAGCCGTCCAAAACATCAATGTTGTTTGAGCAGCTATCGCAAGGAGCGAAACCGTCACTTTCGTTTACTAATTTTCCACATTTTCTGTAGTCTTTTACCATCTGGTCTGTGATCTCTACCGTAAGGGTAACGTTGTCTGCGTATTTAATCTCCATCAATTTACTCCTTTCCTCAGTGCGCAAAATGTACACAGCGCTTTTAATGTTGGGTCTGACTGTTTGATGCTCTGCAAGAGCGGAGTCTCCCAGCACGCTTCTCCGCATTCCGGACAGGTGGTCAATTTCCATCCTTTCTTACCCTGGGGGATATTGCCCTTTAAAGGCATACATGCGTATCCACCGGTTTCTTTCTTGCTTCTGGGCCATATTTTTACATTCATAAATAACTCCTCCCGAATATTTTTCTAAACTCTTCTCTGGTGTGTGTCTTTTCAAATTCCTGCTGCCCGATCTGATGCAGGATGTTTTGCGTCTCCTGGCATCTGTGGACTGCCGCCGGTCCTGTCAGGTGGTGTTCCGGGCAAAGATAAACTTTTAACCCCTCCTCTTCTGAGTGGATCCGGTTCGGGCCTCCGAAAATATGATGTTCATGGAGAGTTCTGTGTTTATGATGATCTCCATTCAACAAGATGCAGAGATAACAGGTATGATTCTTATCTTGTAAAATACTTGGTTTATGGCGTTTTTTCTTCTTTTTAGCTGGTGTCTTAGGAAATAATAGTCCTGTCTGGTCCATAGTCTCCTTTCCGGGGCGGATAACCGCCCCTTTATTTGTGTGATATATATGGATTTTAGTTGCACCCTTTTCTTTTTCCTCTGCTGCAGCCGTCATTCGGATTGATACTTTCATCAAGCCCATTGTTTAGCCGGCAGTAAGCAAATTCATTTCCCTGGCAGTCATCGTCTTCGCGATAATATTCGCATTCGCCGCAGAGTACAATTTGGGAATACCGGTTGTTTTCATTCAGAATCGCGCAAAGGTGATCTCCTGCAGGGCATCCCGCACAGATCTCTTCCGCTTTCTCCTGGGATACTCCCTCTATTTTTTTGCAGTTATCGCAAGCCGTACTCATTAACTCATCCAAAAGCTCTACCAGTTTCTCTTCCTGCATTTTTTTCTCCTCTCTGTCATGGCCTCGATAAACACTTTCAGATTCCCTGTTTCCCGCCGCCAGATCGGCTTCGATGTTTGGAACCAAAGACATTCCCCGCAGAGTACTATCCCTTTTGGAGGATTCTCCCCGTGAATTTTCTTAAACTGCTTCTTTTTCTGCCTGGTATTCATAGATCAAATCTCCTTATGGTTTCTTCGGTCTTTTCCGTCCATCCGATATCGATATCGTATTTTTCTTTCAGCAGTTTCATGGTGTCCCGGGCTCCATGTTTCATCTGGTCGATCTGGTCATACTTTGCTTTTGTTCCATGCATAAACTTGTCCAGCATATTCCCGGATCCGGATTTATGTTTTGCAAAACCAAACTCTTCACACAGCTCCCAGATCACTGCAAGCTGTGTATATACGGACTGGATGTTCCGGGAATCATTCCAGATCTTTTCGTAAACAGAATAGGGAATATGCAGCCCTATGTAATTTTCCATCCAGTCTACTTCATCGAATCCCATTTCTTTGTTTAATTCCGGGGCTTCAAATTCCATTTCAATTCCCCATTTTTCACTGAGCTCCCGGTAGGTCTCCTGGATATTCTGCTTTTCTGAAGCTGCCACGCTCTCAGAATAATGTTCCAGAAGATACCCTGCTGCCGCTTTGGCATACCGGAATCCCTCCAATGCTTTTAAGGATGTGATGATATTGCAGAGAGTAATAAAATTTTCAGCCTGATCCAATTTTTCCTGTGCTTCCATGATGCAGGCTTTTCTGATCTCTTCTGTCTGTTCCTTTCTCCACTGTTCCAGAACGGCAATTTTAGTACCGGTAATGTTAGCCACTTCCTGCGTGGAAAGATTTGTGGTCTTTAACGGCGCCGGAGGAAGCTGAAATTCCGGAAATCCCGCATTCTTTAATACCTTGCTGATCTTTTCCTGTTCCTTCTTCCGGCTCTTGGCCTGGCGTCTTAATTCTGCTCTTCCCATTATGTTCCTCCATCTCTCTTTCCGTTACTTCTGGACTGCTTTTAAAAATTCCACAATTGCTGTCTCGCTGTCCGGAAAACGGTCGAATTTATCATGTGTCTCCCATTTCCGGTTTCCATAGTGTCCTCTTGGTGCTTCCGGTCCTCCGATCAGGTGGAAATACACGGTTTCATAATCTGGTATGTATTCGTTTCCCTTGTTTTTCCATTCTTCCGCTACCAGAACAGCGCCGTTATCAAAACGGTACTCGTAGTATTTTGCACCTGTGTAAGCGTCCACATGGCGAATCGGCCATATTTTGTAGTTCCGCAGCCATTCCTTCCGTTCCTCGTTGTTTTTCAGGCGCGGAAGCTCCGGCTGGGTTATTTCCTCTTCTGTTTCCAGGACATCTCTAACCAGATTCCGGAGGATTCTGAGCCCGGCTACCTTTAACTGCTGCCGGAGGATTGTTCTTTCCGGAAGACCGTCGCATTCCAGGTAATCTCTCAGCATCTTTTCTTCCTCTTCCAGGTATTCCCGGATGAATAACTCAGACGGTACCGGGATATCGGATAAATCTTCCGGCCAGACATCTGTGTTTATCTGGATGCTTAGGTTATCCAGGGAAAGATTTTCTGTTTTTATATCCTTTGCATCAATGGCCTCTACAGGTATCACTTCTATTTGCGCCGGCGCAATTACTGTCTCGCAAGTTTCTTCTGGTGTTTCTGTATCTACTGATTTCGGCTTCTCAATCCACCCACAACGGCTATTGCAATCATCGTTACACTTTGCACAGCAATCCACTGGTTCCGTACAATAGTAAGCAGCTCCGCAGCGTCCTGATCCACTCTGTCCGGTTATGCATCGGTCTTTTTGGATCATCTCTACGCTTTTCTGCACCTTTGCTTCCTGCTGATCCAGAAGTCTCTTCTTTTCGCAGGATCCGCAATCTTCGGAAATACAATCCTCTTCCGGGAGATACATGCAATGTTCGAATTTCCGGCCATGGAGTTTCCCTGGGAGGTATTCCGGGTGGTTCATGATGTTATCCTGGCCGGGGATCTGTTCCTCCAACTCACCGTCCGGATCCGGATTAAAATAATTCTCCCAGGTCTCTTTTCCTGCTGCCGAACTATCAAAGATTGATCCCATCGTCTGGAAAAATTCCGTCCAGGTGATATCCTGCAGTTCTCCGTCAGAACTTTTGATAAAAACCTGATCCGGATACAGCATTATAAATACCCGGTCGTTCTGGAATTTCCGTTTCTTCTCGTGGTATAGGAATCTGGCCATAAGTTTTACAGTTTCCTCCGGATACGGGCCAATACCATATTGTTCGTAGATTCCGTTCAGATCCTTTTTCCTGGAGAAAAAGAAGTCTTTCACCGCCTCCCGG